TCCCAGTCACGGTAAAACACAAAGGAAAAAACTTATCATTAATTATATTTGAAGAGTTATCTCAACTACCTTCAGAAGATTTATATGAAAAACTACTAGCAACATTAAGATCTGCTAATCCTGAAATAACACCACAAATGATAGCTACTACCAATCCAGATGGTGCTGGAGCAAGATGGGTTTATGATAGATGGGATATTGGTAATGAAGAGAAAACAGATAAGATTTGGTACACTGAAAATGGTACAACCCGACATGCAATTAAATCAGGAGTTATTGATAATCCATACATTATTGAGAATGACCCTCAGTATGTTAAATATTTACAATCATTAAAGGGGAACCTATATAAACAATGGTATTTGGGTGAGTTTGTGTTCACTGCTGATAAATCACAATATTATCACCAATGGTTAATAGAAGCAGAACAACAAGATAGAATTAAAGATTTTTATATTGATCCATCACTACTTGTTAATACTGCTCACGATATTGGAGTAAATGATAATTGGTCTATAGTATTTTATCAGATGTTTGGTGATGAAGTCCGAATAGTTAATTACTATGAAAACAATAATGAAGGTGTTAATCACTATATTAATTATTTACATAATTGGAGAGAACAACATGGTATTTCATATGGTGTTCATTACGGTCCTCACGATATTGCTGTAAGGGAATTATCATCAGGTAAATCTAGACAACAAATATTTGCTCAGATGGGATTACATATGATGTTATCACCAAGAGAGAGTTTATTAGAGGGTATCAATGCTGTAAGACAAATACTACCAAGATGTCATTTTCATAAAACTAATTGTAAGATATTAGTTGAATATCTAAAACAATATAGAAAAATATTCGATGAAAGAACCCAAAACTTTAAGAATGAACCATTTCATGGTCCTGAGTCACATGGAGCAGATGCATTTAGATATATGGCTTTAACAGCAAGAGATTTCAAAAAAGACCAAATGGGTGGAGGACAATTCCAAATAGGATTTTTATAATAAGGTATAAATAAAAATAAAAAGGAATTATAATGGAAATCAGAAAAGCAAATTATGATGATTATGAAGAATTAGTTGAGATGTATTATGCACTAATACATGATGTTTATCCAGAAAGAAAGAAAGCACCAAAAATGTATTTCTATCAACAAGTAATAAATTGGTTTGAACCCTATTTCCACATCAGAATAGCAACAAAAAATGATACCATTGTGGGTTTTACATTGTGTTCATTCGATAATTCAAATGGGGTTACGGAAACCATATATCATGCTGATATTTCATATATTAAACCGGAATATAGAAAGACTAGAGCAGCATTTTTATTATATATGGATATTGTTCATTGGGCTATTGATAATAATTATGTACTTCAAACAGCATCAATTCCTGAGACAGGAGCTGATAAACTTATTGCTAAAAGATTTAATTCTAAACTAAGATTCTCAACATATTCACAAAGACCAGAAATACTAAAAGAATGGTTAGATAAAAAACCATCTAAAAGAATAAATAATATAGATTTTTAAGGAGTTTTAATGGGCGCACAAACAAAAGCAAACAACGAAACTCTTAAAAGTAAGAAAATTACATTCAACGAAGATACAACATTAGAAGGAGATTTATAATGATACCATTTGGATTAAACAAAATATTAGGTTCACAAACAATTAATTTAGAAACAGGTGAAATTATTGATGACAGTCTTATCGATTGTTTTGGTGGTGGTGGAAAAGGTGGTTATGCAGGACCTTCAGCTGCTGAAATGGAAATGCAAAAAAATATGTACAGACAACAATGGGAAGCTGAAAAAGAAGCTCAAAGATTGGAAGCTGAAGAAGCTAAAAAGAAATTAGAAGAAAAAGCAGCAAAAGAAGAAATCGAATCTAGACGTGGTGTTAAAGATATATTAGCTAACTCACAAATTGGTTTTACTAAGAAATTAAAAGATGATAAAACAGAAGAAGAAGAAAATGTTCTTGGTGGATTATTGTAATGGGACACATAAACAAAAAAATGGCTTCTGCTTCTGGACCAAAAGCTACTAGAAGTGGCGGATTATTAAATTTCATATAGGAGATACAAATGATAATAGGATTAAACAAAATATTAGGAACACAAACAATTAATTTAGAAACTGGTGAAATTATTGATAATTCAGTAATTGACTGTTTCGGTGGTGGAGGTGGAGGAGGTACTACGGTTATATACAAAGAATCTCCACAATCGATTGCTTATAGACAGGCACAACTAGAAAGAGAAAAAGAAAGAGTTGCATCTGAAAATAAGATTAAAGCAGATGCTTCAGCAGTAAAAGCTGATTGGGAATCACGATCTGGTATGCAATCAGTATCAAGAAGTGGAACTTATAACGCACCAGCTGAGCAAAATGTTGGGTTATTAGCAGAAGCAACAAGAACAGCGGCAAAAGGATCTGAAGCAGAGAAAGCAAATACAGCTAAAACTGAAAGTTCAACACAAACAATTAGAGGTGGATCTGGATCTGGTGATATTTCTTCAGGATTGGGAAATGTTGTTGAGGAAGATGAAACTGGATTATTCTTTAAGAAGAAGAAGGCATAACATGATAGTAATGGTATATAGTTACACTCAAATTGAGTGTTCAAAATGTAAGAAATTATCAGTAATTCAACCTGGTAAATTTGACACTAAAGATATATTTAAGTTATCTTGTGGTTGTGATGAAGAAATTATAAAGAAGGTATCTAATGGAAAACAAACAAAAAAAGATTCTGAAGAAAGTTGAGAAACTAAGAGGTATCAAGAATCAGTGGAATGGATTTTTAGAAGAAATCTATAAATATTCGATGCCAAATAGAAATACTTTTTCAGACTATACTCAAGGTCATAAAAGAGATAATCATATATTTGATTCAACTGCTGTTGTGGCAACTAATGGGTTTGTATCAAGAATACAAACTCTTATGGTTAAACCTTGGGCTAAATGGTTTTTATTTGAAGCCGGTCAAGATATACCTGAAAGTGAAAGAAAAGATATTAATAAAGATTTAGAGAAGATAGCTAATATTGTTTATGAAGAAATTAATTATTCTAATTTTGCTGAACAAATATCTTCATCATTTTTTGACTTAGCAGCATCAACTGGTGTTATTATGGTTAGAGAAGATGTAAGATCACATGCTCAATCATCTTTAGTATTTGAAGCAATACCTTTATCAGATGTTATGTTAGAATCTGCATCTGATGGTGATATTAAAACAGTATTTAGAGATATTAAAATCCCTGCTGGTCAAGTACAACATAAATGGAAACAAGCAAATCTAACATCAGATTTAAAGGATTTAGCAAAGAATAATCCAGATGAAATGGTTGAATTAGTTGAAGGTGTTGTATACAATGAAGACAAAGGAAATTATAATTTTATCCTATTGGAAAAATCAGCCGATGAAAAGGATTTCTTAATTGATACATCTATTGATGAATCACCATATATTGTATTTAGAGAATATGTAACTCCAGGTGAAACATATGGTAGAGGAAGATTAATGAATGTATTGGGTGATATAAAGTCAGCTAATAAAATTATGGAATACAGTTTATCAGCAGCTGCAATGAGTATTGCTGGTGTTTATACTGCCGTAAATGATGGTATATTTAATGTTAATACAGCTAGATTTGCTCCTGGAGCTGTTATACCTGTATCAAGCAATGGACAAAATCCAACAATTGCTCCTTTATCTAATCCTTCAGACATCAATGTAACTCAATTTGAATTAGCTGAATTAAGAAGAAATATCAATAATATTTTACTATCAATGCCTTTGGGAAATATAGAAGATGTTAAAGGTAGAAGTGCTACTGAAATGAGTTTAAGACAAAATGATTTCTTACAACAATCTGCTGCTGGATTTAATAGATTACAAACAGAATTATTAAATAAAATAGTTGTTAAAGTTGTATATACATTAAAGAAATTGGGTAAAATTGATCAAATCCCATATTGGAAAAAAAGTAAAGGTTAAGTTTAAATCACCTGTATCAGCAATACAAGGTAATGAAGAACTTCAAAAGATGCAACAATTTTTAGAATTAATGAGATTAATGCCAGAAAGTGTATCTAATATGTTAATTAGTTATGAGAAAATACCTCAAGATATTCTTGACCATTTAGATCTACCTGAAAAATATGTTAGAAGTGAAGTTGAATTTAAAAAGATTGCTCAACAACAAGCAGCGCTGATGCAACAACAAATGGGTCAACCTCAACCACCTCAAGGAATGTAAAAAAACTTTCCTTTTGGTATAAATAAATAAAAAATAATTAAGGAGAACTCAAATGAGCCCTGAACAACTACTTATACCCGATATAAAACTAACACACGAAGAATACCTCAGTTTAATATATAAGATATTTACAAGTTCTGATGGTAAATTACTCCTTGATATTTGGACTCAACAATTTTTGTATAAAAAGATAGCAATGCCCGGTGATATACCATTAGATATTGGTATAAGACAAGGTGAACAACAATTTGTTCTTTCTATACTAAATTTTATAAAACAAACTAAAGCAAAGGAGATTGAAAATTATGAACGAAACAACACAAACAACTGAAACAACAACAGATTATTCAGTACCAACATCAGATGTTAGTATGGATACAAATGATAATCATGCTGATTATTCATGTGGTAATTATAAACAAGATGACTTTTCAGTACCAACTGAACCAGGTAACCCCCTTGATAAAAAAGTTGATGAAATAAAAGCTGATGAATCAGTAGATTTAGATTCATTAAACAAAATGATGACTGAATATATGAGAGAGAACTTCGATTTACCAGATAAATTTAAGGATATTGGAAGTTTAATTAATTCTTATAAACATTTAGAGACAAGACTTGGTGGAATGAAAGGTGCTCCAGCAGTTTATGAGTTAGATGAACATGTTTTTAATGCATATGATAAAGATATGTTACAAGAAGTTACATCACTAGCTAGAGATATTGGAATTGATAATGATGGTGTTAATAAACTATTGGGTAGAGCCGCTGAAGTTCAAAATAGAATTGAACAAGCTAATTGGGAAATGGAATTAAATAAACTTGGACCAAATGCTAGAGAA